AATTATTAAATGTGGCCGAACTATGTCCGGCCACAAAAAGTTTTATTGATTACGCACCTTCAACGCCAAAGATACCTCTAAAGTCAGAAACTCCAAACGAGTATCTTTCTCTAGCTTTGTATCTAACGTTACCAGTATCAAAGTCACCTTCCATTGCAGTTGTCAATGGTGCTCTAGTGAACATTTTCATACCATTTGGTACATCAGTGATAATGTAAAACGAATCAGTATCAGTTAAGAAATTATTCACTCTGTAACCTTGAGGAATCATTCCCATTGATCCTAATGCATTGATGTCATTATCAGCAGTTCCAACTCTACCTTGAGACTTCATCAGTCTTTCAGCTTGAAATTGGTTTGCAGATGGAACAATCATTTTGACTGCTTTAGCTGCAATTCTTAAACCTCTTTCATCAGTCATGCCAGATATGTCGATCATAGCTTGCTCTAATGAAGTTTCATTTAAGTCTGCTTGTGTTGATAGTGTATTTTTAACGCTAGTACCGCTCACAGTTGTGTGAGAAGTGTTAAACAAAGAAACACCATCACCTGAATCAAAACCATCTACACTTGGTAGACCGTTATTTAAAGGTGCTGCTGCTTTTACTTGTTTAGTGTTACTCATAGATCTTGCTAGAGCTTTTGTGTATCTAGAAGAAATTCTATCGTAAAGATTATCTTCGATAGCTTCTTCAGTGATAGCAAATGCTAAAGCAACTGTTTCATGAGTGTATCTAGCAGAGTAAGATTCTTGTGCATTATCAAATGCTACTCCAGAACCTTCACTCTTTACACTTGCGTTTCCGAATCCACTTAACATTACTTCTTCTTCAAAAGCTCTGTCAGATGACTCGCTAGTATAAATCTCAGCGTGCTGATTATCATACCTATTGTATTCCAGGCCGAATAGTGCATTCAATCCTGGCTCTAACTCTTTTACGAGTTGATGTCGTGATATTGCCATAATTTATTCTCCTATTCCTTATGACCCAGAACTATCAATGTATTGGTTCAAGTTTTGAACAACTTCAACATTACAAAATGCTGCCGTTAAGTCCCCATTCTCAGGGTCTTCAACACCTCTTAATAGTCTCCAAGTGTTATTTGTTGCGTGTGTGTCGCCGATATCTAGTGTGTTAGATGACATACCTGTAGTAGTGCTACCTGCTGCTGAGTTTACATCGAAAGTATCTAAGTAAACTGCGTGAGCGCCTGCAATAGTTGAAGCTACTGCTGCGTCCGATGCAACATGATAAACCTGCCAAGGATAGTCATTAACAAAAGCTACGATATCACCGCCGTCTTTCGCTGTCGCTGGTGTAATAGCACCATTATAATGATTGTTGAACGTTGGTTTCAACGTCGACGCATCCTCATAAAAGATACCATATAAGACACCAATTGATTCAGCCGTAGCTGCATCTTCAGCTGTTACAACATAACCTGCTGTAACTTGTACTGCGCTGCCGTAGAACAAATCAATGTCCACAGCGGCATCGATAAAGTATTTAGAAAGACCTTGGATTGCAGGTGTATTACCTAACGTACCAGCCGATCTAAAACCATATCCTGCTGTTTGTCTATTAGCCATAGTTTTATCTCCTTATGAACCTGCCCTTGCGGGCCTCCAGTTCGGTTTAGTTTTATTCGCTGGTGTTTAGAATTTTATTTCTTAGTACCACCGAAGGTTGTGCGAGATTGCCTATCAACATTGATTGGCATACTCTTGTGCTCTTCCCTCAGTAAATCGTTTTCTACAGCTTCGTCCTGACCTTGAGCTTGCGCTTTAAAGTATTCAGTTCGTGACTTCGCGATTTCCTCAGGTACCCTTGCGAGTACAAGGCCACCTACTCCAATCACTCCTGCGTATTTACCATCAGTGACTACGGGATAATCAGAATCTTTATATTCATCGGCTCTAACCAATTCATAACCAGATCTTAATCTACCAGAAATATTTTTAGAATCTTGAAATCCTAAACTTTCTGCCCGTATCCATCTGTGTCGGAAACCATCCGGCGCAGGGGGTGCATCTAAAGAAGATGGAGGAGTCCATACTTTAGGTCTTTCAGTTTTAGACCTTTCTGAACTCGCACGAGAAGTTACTTTTTTTTCTTGTTCTTTTTTCATATGCTTATGCTCCTTCCGTGAGTTTTATTTGTTTTGCATACTCTTCGAGTGGCACACCTAATTTTTTCGCTATCGCGACCTGTGATGATGTGAGTCTCACAGTTTTGCGTCCTGGTTTTACACTTCTGTTTGCAGAAGCAACTGACTGAACAGGTTTAGACGTAGTAGTTGTTTCAGTATTACCGAATTTATGCGGAAAGTCAACTTTTATTCTCTTATCTATTTCTGCATAGTATTCAGTTGATTTAGGATCATAACCTTCATTATCCACTAAATCTTTGTGTATTTCAAAAGCAGTAAATGTCATTGCTCTGTCTTGACCAAACCAACTGTTTTTAGAAGCCCAAGCTTCTGCTTGTGGGTCAGGTGTAGGCAAACTTTGAGGTGTTTGTCTATCAACATTAGCATCTTGAGATAAATCTGCTTTTGGTGTTTCAACTTGTTTTTCGTTAGTATTTTTTAAAACATTTAATCTAGCTGCATCAATAGATAAAGTTGCAATTTTTTTATTTGCTTCTACTTGTGCTGCTGCATCACCTGCTTCAATAGCCATTGCAAGTTCTTTTTGCGCTGACTCCATTCCAGATGTAACTCTTGTATCAAATTGTTTTACATAATCACTGTTGATTTGTTCATACTTAGATTCTGCAAGTTTTCTTTTTGCTTCTACAGCTTTAGCATACTCAGTAGCAGCTTGTTCTCTTCTTTCTGCTTCTCTCATTTTACGAGTTAATTTTGCAATACGAGATTGTACTCCTTTACTGTAGTCTTCTAGTTTTTCGTCTTCTTTTGATTCGCTTGCTTGAACATCAGACTGCTCCACAGGTTTCTCAGGTGCGTCTTCAGATTTAACAGGCTCTTTAATAGTTTCATCATTTGTTGTTTCCTTCTTTACTTCTTCCGTTTTTATTTCGTTAATGTTTTCTTCTGGTAAATTAACTTCGGTTTCTGGACCGGAAGTATCTATATCTACCATGACTTCGTCTTTTTTTATTTTATTTGCTTCTGGCATAGTTTCCTTCCTATGTTAATATTTATGTAAAATATCTGTTGGATCTTCTACAGTTGCTAACACTTCGTCTTCATTAAGAAGACGTACTTCCCCACCATCAATTTCTATTCGTGATCCTGCATAACGAGCAAAGACCACCCAATCACCAACCTTGCACCATGGACCATTTGGATATCTCTCCTTATCTTGATAACAAGCATCTCCCATTGCAAGCACGTTTCCGCATTGCGATGCCACTTGTTGTCTGTCTATAGTTTCACCGCCTAGTAAGATTCCGCCTTTTGTTTTTTCATCCATTCTAAATGGTAAAACAAGCATCCTCCAACCAGTTGGTTGTGGTAATTTTGCTTTTTCTTTTGTAACTTCTTTTTTTTCTGATTTTTTTACACCAACTAAATCTTTATTTGGTAATTCAATTTTTGGGTTTGTGGTCCCCAATATCGATGACTGTGCCTTCATTTTCTTTTTGCTCCTTGTTATCTAGCAGGTTAGAGATTTCCTGTTTAGTTGCCTCTAAGGCGTTTATTTGTCCTAATATATACTTGTAATTTTCCATAGTGTCAACACCTGTTGTAATAGTAAGTGTGAGACTATCTAATTTATTATTAATTGCTTTTAGTAATCTTTCTATTTCCATTTTTTAAAACTCCTTTTAGTGTTTTAGCTTGAGCAGCATGTGTTTTTGATGCTTTCTGCAAACCTTTCATTACTTTTTTAATCTTTTGTTTTTTTAACACTTCCATCTCCTTCTAGCCTGACGTATTCTAGAATTAGGATCATTACGAGTTTTTGCTGATGACCTTTTTAATTGTCCTAGTGATCTAGCGCAGTATGATTTTCTACGATTAGCAGCTTTTGATCCTGGCTTCACTTTTCCAGTCACGGCTGTTTTTAATTTACTTCCAGGGTTTGCTCTTCTGTA